ACAAATTATCTCATCATTAACATGCCGGATGCCGGACAGTGCCAGATCACAGGTATTAAATATGCAAATACCACTTTTTCTTATGAGAAACGTGTGGATAAAATCGAAGCTGGAGAGACAGAAAATATAAAGAAGTACAGTGGATGCACCATTTATAATGCTGATATATTACCTGATATCGCCGCTTATCTTTTGGATTATCATGCCTTGAGAAAAAAGGTGGGAATGAAGTACCTGGTTGACTTAGAGCAGGTAGGAAATTGGGCGAATATAAATTCCATCGGTGGCAAGACATCGACAACATTGATTGAGAGCCAGACGCTTGATTTGACCGGTGGATTTATCGCAACGGCAACGTGCAGGGGGTATTCAGTAGTTGTTACGGAAAATTACTTCGCCGGAGTTGAATTATATACGGGAGGAGATGTGCTGATCTGATGAATTACAATCCAATTAATCCTTATTATGACGAGCTTAGAAAAGAAAATCTAAAGCTCACAAAGGAAAACAAAGCTTTAAAAGAAGAAAATGAGCGTCTGAAAAGTGAGGTGGTTGCTTATGCTGGTGTGGATGCAGACAGTGACGGACCGGTCACAGAGTGATGTGGATCGCATGTTGGAGTTGTTACAGAAAGGATTGGATAATTTCAATGTAGACGAAAAAACAGAATGGCTTGCCGGGATGAAAGGCGCACTGAATCGATCAGATATGCAGAGAATCCAGAATAACACAAAGTTATTATCAGATGTGCTGGAACTTAATCTTACGGTTGCAGACGTTCCAGAACATCCAAATGAGACATTTTTAATATCAGTCATAAATAACACAGAGGTTATCAGAAATGCGTACATGATTCATGGAGACACGCCGCAGACACCGAGTATGCCAGTCAATACATACCAGAAGATGAATGATATTGAGAAAATATTGGATGATGTGTATGGCATTTTACTTAACAACTTTAATTATTATTGTGGATCAGAGGTATATGCCGGAGATGATACCGGACTATTATTATAGGAAGAGAGGACATATTATGGGATTTACAAAGAAAACATGGAAAAATCGAATTGCAGAGTATATTAACCGCAGACTGATTACGATGGAAGATGGCAGCACAAGTCTTGTGACAGTTGCAAGGGATGAGGGCACAATCTCGCAGGAGGGTGATGCTTTTAATGCTGCAAACATGAATGATCTGGAAGATAGAATTGAGGCGGGGTTCGCGGATGTATCCCAGAGTTTAACTAACTTAAATGATTCGAAGAAAACGTATCTTAGATTAGTCCTGCCAAACCTTGCGGCTGATGCAAAAACTGTCTGCGATTATATAAATAAAAATTATTTGATGGGGCAAATAACTCCTATGTATTCGATTGAGTTTGATGTAGTTGCATCAAATGTAGACTGGTTTTCTGGTGTTCTGTCTACGGATACAAATGTAGATAGTAACGCCCGTACTGTTTGGGGTATCGTACAGCAACGATCCATATCAGCAGATAATAGCACTTTATATAAATACTTTGCAAGTGGAACAGGAGGTGCCGGTACAGTATCCCCTTTTAAAAGATATGAGGATGGCTATAATACTGGCTATGCTGCTGGTCAATCAGCAGGTGTTCCTAGTGGCAGTTGTATAGCAGGATGGCGATCAATAGACAGCTATTCCAATGGACAGTGGGTAACAGGATGGGTCGGTGTAAATCCCAATTTTTTCACAGTAAATAGTGCTGGTATAGTTCCTACAAAAAATTTTACTGCTACAGTATATTGGCAAGGCTATAACAAACGTGACATAGACTTTTTTTCTAACGGTGAAATGGGACATCGAGACAACGGTACCAGCTTAGACGGCGTGCAAATGAACTTTTACGCAGGAACACAATGCGGTTTTAAAACCAACGATAGCGGTGGTGGAAGTCTCGGAGCAGGTTTCATTGTTCTTAATTAAAAAATCTTATTATTACAGGTGGTCAAAAATCTGAAAATACGTGCAAATACTATATAAGCAGAATTTCTGTTGCTAAAAAACTACATTGCAGCAATCCAAGACAGATTTACACCGTCAACGCTTGTGAATTTTGCGTCAGCTTTATATATGGAAATTCCAAATCCATGTACGCTTCTGTTTTCATAGTATATAGCTGTGCAATCGATAACATTTGAGTCAATGCCAATAGTAACTGAATAATCATATGATGGCATTTCTTTATCAAAAACAACATTTGCTTTTAAATATTGAGGACTATCATACGATACTCTAATTCGACCACATCTGAATATAGGAATGTTAGTTAAACTCTGGTTATGCGAAGTAAAATGGAACAAAAAATTATTCTGAAATATTATAATTGAATTATACAAAAGAAAGGAAGATGATCCAATGGAGATGTTAAAAGAAACGTACACGATTGCTTTGCCTATCGTTCTGACAGCATTTATGGGATACATAGTGTGGCTTTTGAAAAACCAGAAGTCAGACAGAGATGCGAATAGCAGAGGAACGATGCTTTTGCTTCGAGTACAACTGATTGAGTACCATGATAAATACATGGCTCTCAAAGAAATTCCATCCTATGCCTACCAGAATTTTATGGAAATGTACAATGCCTATCATGCGTTGGGCGGCAATGGAATGGTCACAAAGATGAAACACGAAATTGAAGAGCTTCATTTGAAGCAGAAAGAGAGGATTTAAACATGACAGATTTGGGATTTTTAACAGAATTTATGGTGCCTGTGATCGTAGGCATTTGCCTTTGTGTAGGCTATGTCGTAAAGAAGTGGATCAAGGATGTTGATAATAAATACATCCCTACCATTTGTGCGGTATTAGGTGTGCTTTTAGCCATTTGGATTAACAGATGGACAGTTACAGCACCTATTTTATTAAGTGGATTATTCAGCGGTCTGGCAAGCACAGGACTGCACCAGTTATTTAAGCAGTATATTGAAAAGAAGGAGGAATAAAAGAATGGTTATTAACGTACATGCAGGACACAACCCGGACGGAAAAGTAGCATGTGGAGCTATCGGAATCATCCGTGAATCCACAGAAGCAAGAAATGTAAAAAATGAGGTTATCAGACAGTTGAAAGGCCTCGGACATACAGTGTATGACTGCACTGTAGAGAACGGGACAAGCGCAAACAATGTGCTTTGCAACATCGTAGGAAAATGCAATGCTCATGCGGCAGATCTTGATGTGTCCATTCACTTCAATGCAGGTGCGAAGGATATGTCTGGAAACGGACGGACAACAGGTGTAGAAGCATATATTTATAGTGATAATAGCAAAGCAAAACCATTTGCAGAGAAAATTGTGAAAGCAATTGCAGCACTTGGATTTAAAAATCGTGGTGTGAAGATTAACAAAAAGCTTTACGTGCTCAATCACACAAAAGCACCTGCGATGCTGATTGAATGTTGCTTCGTGGATGATAAAGACGATGTAGCACTGTATGACTTTAAGAGCATGGCAAGTGCAATTGTTTACGGAATTACCGGACAGCAGTACATTGAACCATCCAATAACACATCTGATGACGATGCTGCAACTTCTGGATCAGAGACAAGCGTAGGTGATAAAGATTCTATTTATCGTGTACAGGTCGGAGCGTATCGCAACAAAGCAAATGCTATTTCCTTGCAGGAAAAATTGAAAGCAGCAGGATTTGACGCTGCGATTGTAAAAGCGTAAAATAAATGGCGGTTAGAATTTCTAATCGCCATTTTTAATAGACTTGTACTAATTAATGTTAACCGCTAGGAAATAGTTGCTTAGTACAAGTCCTAGATATAAAATATAAAGCCAGTAATTTCAAAGGCTTCATTCAAATAAATTTCTTTTATTATTCTATGCCAAAACTCTTGTTTTCCTTTTGGATCTAGTTGTTCGTAAAGGACTTTCCAGTCTTCCGGTATCTGCTTCTTAAATTCCTCAATCCTTACAACTTTGTTGTTTGACAACTCCTCATTTATGGAGTTTATTTTTTCTGATAAGACACTGTATTTCTTTTCGTATTCTGGAATATCAATTCTTCCTTTTTCAAAAAGGTAATTCAGTCTGTCACGCTCCGCTATTGCATCATTAAGTTTCTTATTCAAATTGCGCTTTGGTTTACCTGCTTCTTTTTTTACATCAAATTCAAGATTTTTTAATGCTGCATCAAGATTTTCAAGAAGATATTTTTCTGTTTTTGCTTCTGACACTAATTTTGTTTTGTGCAATTTCTCATTTCCACCAAACCAGCATCTTTGATATTGCCTGTGCTTTTTGGTCTTCCTGTCTATGCTATAAAAACTTGCCATTTTCCTGCCGCATATAGGACAGCGGAATAACCCACTGAATAGATATATATGACCGGACGGAGCGTATTTTATCTGATTGACACTTCTTATTTCTTCCATTTGCTCTTTGGTAAAATAAGGTTCGCAGAAATTTTCATTTTCCCTTACTTTACCAATATATAAATCTGAATTTATCATTGTGTCTAATTTGTGACGTGTGAAGTCTGGAATCAAATTTTCACGTACCCATAAAACAGTGCCGCGCTTGCTTTTGGTTGCTAATAAATAATCAAAGATAGCCCTTGTCTGTTCCTCATTATCATGTACGACTTTCTTTACACCATCTATTTTCTCTATTTTAAATCCTATGGGCACTCTGCCAGTGTAAGCTTTCCCTTCACGGATTTTATAAGCTGCGGTGTCTTTGTATCGCTCAGATATAACCGCCCATTCTAATTCTGCCATGTTTGCCATCTGGTACATGAAGTTCTTTCCGTATGGCGTGGAAGTATCGATCTGCTGACTCACTGATATTAAGTTGCATCCTGCGCTTTCCATGTCGTGATAGAGGTTACAGAAATCTCTCATATTTCTTGCTATACGATCGTATCTCATAATGACAACTGCATTGATTCTTCCTGCTCTGACATCATCCATCATGCGCTGAAAGTCCTTTCTTTTTGCCGTGCTATGCCCTGTGATCGCATAATCGCCAGAATAAACGATTATATTTGCATTATGGTAAGTTTTATCAATGTACTTTTTACAATCGTCTATTTGCTGTTCCATTGATTCTGAATTATCATCTTTTTTTGATTTCCTTGGATAAATTGCTATGTTCATTTTTAACTCCCTTAAAAAAAGTCCCTCATTTACTAGAGGGACTGTATACTATTCTATTTCTATAATATCTGCGGAGTACCCCATAACTTCCCCAACGTTTTTAATATGAACTTTGAGCGTTATAGTATCGTCTTTGGACATTTCCATTACCTTTGCTTTTACATCATCATCTTTTATATAGCATTGGACACCAACAATTGCAAATTTGTCTGTCTGAGAGAATACCCCGATATACTTACCGTTGCTGTCAATAACATCTAATCGACCAGTAATTTCTAAGTATTTGTCATTGTAAGTATCTTCTGCTTTCATTGAATTGTTTTTCAAATCATCCATCATGGTGCTTACATCAACCGCAGTATATTCAATTTCTGGCTCTGATTCGGTCTCAACTTCCTTTACCTCTGGTGTCGAATTTTGAGTTTCGTTTGTGCTTGATGATTGTGAAGTGGTAGTAGTTTCTGAATTGTCGGAATTTCCACCAGAAGCAGAACCGATAGCTGCAAGAACCAGGATCACAATTAAAACAATCGCCCATTTCGGTAAACCTTGTTTCTTTTTGCATACTGGACATATCTTTGCTTTCTTAGGAATCTCCGATTGACAGTGTTTACATACTTTAGTATCTTTTGATTCGTTCATGATTTTGAACTCCCCTTTCTTTTGATACTACAATTATAAAGCAAAATGATTATAAAACAATACATTTTTGTCATTTTTTTATGACATTTTTTTGCAAAATGAAAGTTTAGGATAAAAACAAATGGATGCGTTATTGACTTTTCGAACATACGTTCGTATACTTTATGTATCAAATAGAAAGGTGGTATTGGATATGGGAGAGTTTAAAGAAAAAATAATAGAATTAATAGAGAAGTGCATGGACGAGGATGATCTCCGAACCATATATGCATTTATAAAGAGGTTTTTAAGATAAAAGAAAAAGACAAGGGTTTGCGCATTGCCCTTGTCTTTCTTTTTACTTCTTCACAAGCTTTTCTGCCAGCTTCTGGATTGTGTTCCAGTCGTTTTCATCCAGTTCTGAGATAGCGGCTATGAATCTGTACCGCTGGTCTTTTTCCCCGGCTTTCAGTACATCTGCAAGAAATTCAGCTATCTTTTCATTCTCGGTCTTTTGAATGAACATTTCGCCTTTTCCGGTCTCTAGCCATTCCTTATTGACGCTAAATTTTTCGCATATCAGATTTATAACAGCATCAGACGGATTTCTTCTTCCTGCTTCATAGCTAGATATATTGGAAACTGATATACCGAGTTTTTCTGCAAATTCATTCTGGTTGCAACCTAATTTTTTTCTTATTTGCTTTAATCGGTTCTGCATTTTCTCACCTCCTATTAATAATATACTACAACATGTTAAAAAAGTAAATAAAAAAATTGTACTTTGTACAAAAAAAGTATTGACAAAAATATGTACATAGTGCTATATTAATAATGTACAAAGTACAAAACAAGAAAGGAAGTGAGCAGATGAGCGAAAAACAGAAAGAATCCCTTGCAAGACTAGCTGAAACAGTATCACAGCTGGACAAAGAAAACTTCAACTATATTCTCGGTGTTGCGGATGGTATGGCAATCTCAAAGAAACAGTCGGAAGTTGACAAGCAGATTGCCATGTGTGGGAGCGTTAAATAATGAGAAAGGAGATTCCTATGAACAAAGCAGACATGGAAATTACACCAGAGAGGAAATCCAAGATCATGGACATTCTGTTAGAGATTTACGAAAGACAGGAAGGAATTAAGCTTGTGGTCAAGGACAAGGCATCATGAAAAATGTAGCAAAAGTTTTTATAGCGATAGGGCTTGGAATCATGTTTCTGGGTGGAATGCTTGATGCGGATGGAATGTATTATGTTTTTCTGCTGATTGAAATGGTACTCGGTGCGGTGATTGCACTTATCGGAGTTGTGATCTTGGATGTGGAGAAACGCCGGGAAGAAAAGCGGAAAGCATACTTTTACATGATCCGCCGGAAGGACAAGCTTGACGCTGATGTTGAGTTCCTTGGGGAATTTGAGGACAAAAAAATAGCACCCTGATAACTTTGGCGAGTACAGATGCTATTTAACCGTAGGAATACAAAAGTATTTCTGCGTTTATTGTAACACGTAGTTAAATTTTTGGAAAGCGTGATTTTATGATTTACAGAAAATGCAGAATCTGTGGATGCAGTTTAGATCCCGGTGAAGGAAACATGTGTGAAGAATGCCGGGACGAGCAGTACATGAATCAACAGCGTGAGAAAGCGGTCAGATTCATGGTTTTATCTACAGATTTCAGACAGATGGAAATGGAGGAATTTTTAAATGCCAGCAACTAGATTATGCAGAACGGATGCCGGAAAGTTAATTGACGGACTTAAGGATTTATCGGCATTACTTGAAAACCTTGGTCTGGAAGATGGAAGTGTAAGACTTACGGCAGACGGAGATATTCGTGGAATATTTACCTTAGACAAAAATGTTCTGGAAATCATTATTGGAGACGACCAGAAAGAGGAAATGGTCAGGTACCGTGTTTAAGTCCGTGGAGGTAGGAAATGTACAGTGATTACATACCGGACAGTCTCGATATGCTCGAATAGTACGAGAGGGACAGAGAACGCCGCCACAGATTATATGAGAAACAAGCCAGACGTGAAGAGATGGCAGATATTGAATCAGAGGAAGAGAGGATAAAAGAAAGATGGAAGAAATCAGAGTAAATGTTGAGCAGAAAAATGGTGTTATTGGTTTTAATTTTGAGGAGATTAAGGAAAAACTTAATTCCGAGCTGGAAATTTATAAAAATATGATTTTCACGGAGGAATCCAAGACAGAAGCCAAAAAAACAATTGCAAGTCTTAGAAAACTGAAAAAATCAGTTAACGATAAAAAGCTGGAAGTGAAGAAATCTTTTATTATTCCCTACACAAATTTTGAAGCGCAGGTAAAGGAACTGGACAATCTGATTGATGAACCAATTAATTTTATTAATAATCAGGTGGAAGAATTTGAGCGTAGGCGTGTGGAAGAAAAGAAATCGCTGATTTCTGAAATCTATACGGAGATCATGGCAGAGCATGTGGAAGCGAGCGGATATCTTCCGTTACAGAGAATTTATGATAGCAAGTGGGAGAATGCCACCACTACAAAGAAAGCAATCACAGAAGCCATTGCAGAGCGAGTGGATCATGTAGAAAAAGACCTCGGTATTATCCGTAGCATGGGATCAGAGTTTGAGGATAAGGGGATTGAGAAATACAAGGCAACCTTAGAATTATCAGATGCTATTGAGGTCATGAATCAGTATCAGAAACAGAAAGAAGAGATTTTGCGTAGGCAGGAAGAGGAAGCCAAAAGAAAAGCAGAAGAGGAAGCACGTAATGAGTCCGAGAAAAATTCAGAACCGGATATTGCAGTGAACGAAACACCAATTACAGATAATGTACCGGAAGAAAAATTTGTAGAACCGAAGCCAGCAAACAACGTAGTTACTTATGAGGTTGTTGCTGATCCGTTCCAGATCGTGCAGTTGGAAGCACAGATGCGCAGCTTAGAAATTAAGTATAGGAGATTACGATAATGGCAGAGACAGCAAAACAGATGAACATATACCAGGCAATATCAAAGTGCATGGAAGAAATCGGTGCGGTTGGAAAAAATGATGTGAATAAGACGCAGGGGTTTAAATACCGCGGAATTGATGCGGTGATGAATGCAATCAATCCTGCATTGGTCAACAATCATATATTTATCGTTCCAGAGGTCTTAGAACAGACCAGAGAAGAAAGAAAATCCATAAAAGGTGCAACGCTGATCTATTCCGTCTGCAAGATTAAATATACCTTTTATGCGGAAGATGGAAGCAGTATCACGGCGGTAACAATCGGTGAGGGCATGGATTCCGGAGATAAGGCAACGAATAAAGCTATGGCGATTGCTTTTAAATATGCTTGTTTTCAGGTGTTCTGTATTCCTACCGAAGAGATGCAGGATCCAGATTCAGAAAGCCATACGGTAGAACCAAAGAATGATTTTGTTCCAGCAACCGTAGAACAGCTTAGGACAATGACAGATTTTGTAAGTGCGTATTCTGATATGTGTGAGAATGCTACATCCAATGATATCTGGAAAACGCTGAAAGAAAAATATCATTTTGAAAAGACTTCAGATTTATCAAGTGAAATGGCTGCTAAGATCATTGAACAGGTTAAGTGCTGGTATAAGAAAAAGAAAGAAGAGTAGCTTATGGATACTACAGGAAAACTCACCGGAGCGAGCCGTACATTCAATGGACAAGGCATCATCCTTACATTTGAGGTTGACGCATCAGCAGCAAAGCAGATCGAGCATTTAAAACCGGATGATTTATTGCAGATTAAGGCAGTTAAGTATCGTCAGAAAAGAAGTCTTGATGCTAATGCTTATGCATGGGTGCTCATGACAAAGATTGCCAATAGCAAAGACATCTATTCCAGCAAGGATGAAGTCTATGAGGAAATGTTGCAGAAATACGGAGCGTTCTATGAAGATGAAGACGGATATATCACGATTACAGTAAAAAAATCAGTTGACATGTCAAAGGTTGATGGTCATTGGAAATATATTAAAGACAATGGGAAATTTGCTTCGTATCTGATGATCAAAGGATCTAGCGAATACGATACTGTCGAAATGAGCCACTTTATAGACCGGATTGTTGAAGAAGCAAAGGAACTTGGCATTGAGACAGCTACACCGGATGAATTGGAACGTATGAAGCAGGAGTGGGGAACATGAGTAAAAAGCTTTGGAGCGTGTTCACGGATGATATGGATCACTGTTATTTTACCGGAACATATCCGGTGGAAAGACATCATATCTTTGGAAGTTCAAACCGTAAAAACAGTGAAAAGTATGGTTTTGTTATTCCGCTCAGACCTGATCTGCATCCTAACGGAGCGCAGAGAGGCGCCAATGCAAAAGAAATTGATTTGAAATTAAAAACTATGGCGCAGGAATATTTTGAATCTCATTACGGAACAAGAGAAGATTTCAGAGATATTTTTGGAAAGTCGTGGTTATAGGGTTGGAACACCTTGCCGGTCGGCAGAAAGAAACCTATTCATGCAGAAAATAATATATCACGAATTATTGAAAGCCATGGTTTCCCGGTGCTTTCCATGGTGCCGGGAGAAAGGAGTTTTAAATGAATTTAGAACAGAAAACAATTACATCCATCGAGGTTGCGGAGATGGTTGGAAAACCACACAACGATTTAATGAAAGATATTAGACGATACATATTACAATTTGGTGAGGGAAAAATTCCCCACACCGATTTTTTTACGGGTTCAGAGTATACAGATAAGTCAAATCGGCAGAAACCTTGTTATCTTGTCACGAAAAAGGGCTGCGAATTTATTGCCCATAAGCTGACAGGCGTAAAAGGAACAGAGTTCACAGCAAAGTATATTAATCGTTTCCATGAAATGGAAGATGCTATTCAGAAACCACGCACAGCATTAGAACAGATCGCATTATTAGCGCAGGGAACGGTGGAGTTGGAACATAAGGTTGAGACCGTGGAGCAGAAAGTATATTCCATTGAAAACGATATGCCATTGTTCGGTGCAGAATCAGACGAACTTTCTGCACATGTCAGACGAAAGGCAGTGGAAATGCTCGGCGGTAAGAAATCAGAAGCTTACAGGGATAGTAAAGTACATAAAAAAGTGTTCAGCGACATTTACAATCAGTTAAAACGTGAGTTTGGCATTTATGACGATGAAGGAAAAATGAAAAGCTACAAGGCACTGAAACGCAAGGATCTTGCCGATGCACACGAATTTGTTGATTGCTACACTCTTCCGGCATATTTAGCAGAGCAGATTAATGATTGCAATGCGCAGATCAGAATGGAGGACGGTGCCGATGGAGTATAAATTTACAGTTCCGGGGCGTTTGGAAGGCTTGAACAATTACACCGCAGCAAATCGCACCAACCCATATAAGGGCGGAAAGGTAAAAAATGATAATGAGAATCACATCATGTGGTGTATCAGACAGCAGCTCCATGGTGTACATATCGAAAAGCCGGTACTGATCTATTACCACTGTTTTGAAAAAGACAACAGGAGAGATGGGGACAACATTCTCTCCTGCGCAACAAAGTTCATTCAGGACAGTCTCACAAAAACAAAGGTGCTGCAAGAAGATAACCGCAGATGCATCCCTCATTTTTATCATGATGTTTCTGTAGATAAGGATAATCCGAGAATTGAGGTCACAATCACAGAACTTACGCCGGAACAGGCAAAAATGAAATTGAGAGACTTGCTTAATGACTTGGAAACGGGGTGATCTGGTGGATGGCAACTACATAAAACTGAGCCGTGGACTTCTGGAGTGGGAGTGGTACACAGACATTAATACAACCCGGCTGTTTATCCATATGTTGCTGAAAGCCAATTGGAAGGATGGAAATTTCAAAGGGACAACGATTCCACGTGGATCGTTTGTCTCGTCCATCGGGAAACTGTCGGGCGAAACAGGGCTTACAGACCGTGAAATTCGCACAGCAATTTCGCATTTGAAAAAGACAGGCGAAGTGACAAGCAAAACGACAAACAAATTTAGCGTATTTGCAGTAGTTAAATACGATTTATACCAGACAACAGACAAGCAGAACGACAAGCAAGCGACAAGCAAGCGACAAACTAACGACAAACTAACGACAACAATAGAAGAAAAGAAAGAAGGAAAGAAGGGAAGAAACACACCCCCTATATCCCCCTTGGAAAAATTCGGAGAGTTTGCCGCAGCATATCCGAAACGGTGTACTGGTTGTCTTGCTGAAACAGAATACTGCAATGTGGTACTGGCTGGTGTACCGGAAGATGATC